GGGCCTGATTTAAACGCCTTAAGTTTTACTCAAGGACCTTCCACCACAGAACAATTGCCTACTGAGGATATGGGAGAACCAGTATTTTTAGGTTTTTGGCCTATGGAGGAAGTAGAAGAAACATCAGATGATGAAACAGAAGATGATGATAGTGGTGATGATTCCAATAGTGATGGTACTGCATTCACAATTAAACTATTCAATAGTCCTATTGTAACAACTGGACCTTTGAGTGAACGAACGGCAGGTAGTTTTGTTAAATTTGGTAATCCACAGCCGACTGGATACGAAAACACAAATGATGCGGTATTTCTTCAACAGAATTTTGTCACTTCTCAAAACATAAATATTAAGGCTAAACCAATGGGTGCAGATGGAGTCAACATCTTTGTTGGATTCTTTGATGATCCTGATTTTACGCAACCATCATTTTCCCCTCAACCTGATGCCGATGAAGCCCAACAAGTATTTGTAAATGGTAATAGAAATTTTTATGTCAAAGTCCAATCGGATTTCTAATGAAGAATAAACGAATTATATATTGGGGTGGCAATCACCAAACAACAATACCGAAAATGGGTGCATGTGGAAGTGGAACCGACCCAAGTGGTGGTAGTGGTGAAGGTTCTGGTGGTTCAGGTAGGAAGAAAACAGAAAAGCCAGAAGGTTTAGGTAAGTTTGATGGATTGGGAGATTTATTTGCAGACTTACTATTGGATGATTTATCAAAACTAGCAGCAGGAGCTCTATTTAGTGCAGTAGTAGGAACCCCACCCTTTGGTATAACCCTACAAAAAAATAGACCAAGTTCGGCTGAAAAGATGGCCGATTTACAAGGTCAACTCGATGATTTAAATTCACAATTAAATAATCCACCACCAGCAAGTGCAGCAAGATTAAGTGATTTACCTGAGGATGAGTTGCGAGATGCTATAAATGGTCTCCAAATACAATTTAATAGGTTAGAAGAAAGTCCACCTGATACTGGTTTAGATCCTGTAGGGCCTCTTCAACTTGATAGTGTAGATGATTTACCACAACCTGCAGATTTTGTAGGACAACAGGCAATAATAAATGGTGAATTATATGTATGGAAAGACCCACCAGGAACATGGGTAAATTTTGGTAATCAAGAAACAAAATTTTTACCAACAGACCAAGAACGAGAAGTTCCTATTTATGAAAGTTATGTTGCAACCATAACTGATGTACACAATCCAGATTCGATTAGTACAGATAAAACTTGGAGTGATGGTGCAACTGAGGTTGAACATATAGGTCCTACTCAAGTTAATTTACAAACAAAATTTGATACTTGGTATGTTGATACTCCTGTAAGACAAGATTTATATACATACATGAAACATGGAGAGAATGGTAGTTCTTTAATTATAAATCAAAAAGAAGACAGAGAAAAATACATCAATTTTCCTTATGCTATTAATTACAAACTATATGAACCTTTACCCGATAATATAACAAAAGATGATTTAGTTTATGTTTGTAAACAGATGTCATCTCCTGTATTGGAAACCGTAGAGTTAGTAGATTTTACAGATGAAGAAATAGAAGATGTTGTTTTAAGAAATCCTAAATGGGATGCTGGTTTACATTCCGATGGTGCATTAAATCAAAATGAATCAAATTATAAAACTTATAATGAAATAGTAACATCAAATAAAACTATCCAAGAAATTATTGAGGATAAAGTTATTAGTGGTAGTTTCAATGAAAGTATTGAATTGGATGGTATAGATTATTCCCAATTTAAAAACTTTGCAAAATTCAGTTCTGTTGAAGATAGATTAGTTAACTTTAAATATAAGTTAGATAAGATAGAACTTTTTACAAGTCAAAGTGATTCTTTGAGTGGTGTATTGGGTCAAGAAACTGCAACTTTCACTCAATCATTACAAGATAATGTCCGTGAGATTAAAAATAATTTTACTACCTTTGAAAAATATATGTATTTCGAATCTTCGAGTTATTCGAGTGGTTCACTTGGTGAATTTCACGATAATACATGGCCTAAGAAAAGTGGAGATGGTACATCACTTAGTCCATATGTTTTATATGCAGTTACTGAATCTGTTGCTGTAGATTGGTATAGTGGTCAGATTATAAGTAGTTCTAACTATGATAGAGAAAATCGTGATAGACTATTAGAAAATATACCAAACCACATAAAAGATGATGAAAGAAATGATGCCTTTACAACATTTATTAATATGACTGGTGAACATTTTGATGGTATATGGTCATATATAAACCAAATTCCCGCGGTACATGATAGAAGGGATGGATTAGATGTTGGATTATCAAGAGACTTAATTTTTCAAGTGGGAAGGTCTTTTGGATTTTATCTAAACGATGGTCAAGACCTCGTGAGTTTACCAAACTATTTAATTGGTGCCGATGTTACTGGTTCGAGTTCAGAATATTCTGTTCAGTCAGTAACTCCTCAGAAAGATATATCGAGAGAAATTTGGAAAAGAATTTTAAACAACATGCCTTTCTTCTTAAAAACTCGTGGTACTATTAGGTCAATCAAAGGTTTAATAAATTGTTACGGAATACCAAGTAGTATATTGAGAGTGAGAGAGTATGGAGGACCCAATCCAAATAGGAATAAACCATCTTTTCAAATTACGAGAAAATTTACAAAAGCCGCAGAGTTTAAGGCTGGTCAATACATAGAAACTACTTGGGCAAACGATACCAATAGTGGAAGAAAACCTGATACCATTGAGATGAGATTTAGGGCGGCTAGTGGTAGTAATCAAACCTTATGGCAAGCTGGTACTGATATAGCATTACGATTAGTTGATAATGGTTCAGCTGACAATTATGGAACTGTTCAATTCTTTTTAGAAGGTGGTGCTAATCCTGATTTTACATTGTCTTCAAATTCATTACCAATATATGATGGTGAATTTTATAATGTAATGTTAACAAGAATGAGTGCAAGTGTAGGAAATAGTGGATTTCATCATAGTGGTAGTTCGACTGGACAATTGACAGCCGATACCACATCACAAAATATATTATACTCATTATATGTTGGTCGTTACGATTCAGGACTATCAAGAATTATTTATAAGTCATTTTCAAGTGGTAGTACATCTACTTCAAGTAACAATTCAGCATTTGTTGGAAATGAAACTGCTTATATAGGTGGTAAACCAAGTAATGATTTTGGTAATCAACTTAGTGGTAGTATTATGGAATTTCGTTATTGGAATACTGCACTTAATAGTGGTTCGTTTGACAATCATGTTCAAGCACCAAAAGCATTTGATGGAAACCATCCATCTGCATCATATACCGATTTGGTATTAAGATATAGTTTCGATGATGATAAAAATTTAGATTCATCAACGAGTATTCGTGATACAAGTGCAGACCAATCTTATACAGCAGAGGGAACTGCTAATGGATATTCAAGTGGTAATCGTCCACATTTTAGAAAGTTAGTAGACCAACAAAAGGCAAAAGTTCCGAACTTGGGTCCTAATGTTCGTGTAGAAAATAAAGTAAGAATAGAAGATAGTAAATTACTTGGTAATTTAGCCGTAGATGAAAGGTCTGAACTAAGTGCATATGATTTAGCACCATTGGATAGTAATAAACTTGGAGTTTACTTTAGTCCTACTGATTCAATTAATGAAGATATTATATTGAGTGTTGCAGATTTAGATTATGACCAATATATAGGAGACCCAAGAGACAAATATAAGAGAAGATATAGAAGACTTGATGATGTAGCAACGACTTACTGGCAAAAATATAACGCCCCAAATAATTTTTGGGATTATATGAGATTGATAAGATTTTACGATACAAGTGTATTTGACCAAATAAGGAAAATGATTCCTGCAAAGGCAAGAGCTAATGTAGGTTTATTAATAGAACCAAACTTATTAGAAAGACGAAAAGAAGTAATCGGTGCACCACCTGATTTTGATGTGGTCAATGTAAGAGGTAATTTAGATGCAGGATTCGGTAGAGTTGTTACTGGTTCAATACTACCTTTGACACAATCCATTGATGTAATGGCTCAGTTTTCACAGAGTGGTCAGTATCTAACTTACACTGGTTCCCTTTCTACAGCACCATCTGCATCAGGCGGTCAGTATTTGACTTTTACTTCTTCAATATCAGAAGATATATTTAGAACACCTGCAACTTATATACTTTCATCATCACTTAGTGGATGGGGTGGTGGAAAAGAAAAGTATGGTGATTTTATCATTACTATTGGAGGACCTGAATATATATTTAGAGAAGTACTACAACCAAATATAAGTGGTTCAAGAATATCAGAACATAATTTTGAAAGAAGATTTTTCTATACCACACAGGCAAGTGCTTCATTAGATAATTTTTATTCATCTTCATTTGTAAGAAGTGACAAACAAAGTTTATATCAAGACAATCAGATGTTTAGATTAGTATATCAAGGTTCACAGCAGACTAAGAAAACAACCCTTGACAAGTTGGATCCTGTCACGGTAGTACTAACTTCACCAACTACATTAGTAACAAAAGAAACTGGTGAATCTAAACTTGATGTATTATAATGAAAAATTTAGTTTGATTATATTTATAGATAAGAAGTTTTAATCTTATTATAACATAAATCCAAACTACTCAGTCCTAAAGGAGATACAATTATGGGATTTTTAAATAATACCACAATCACAGTTGATGCGATACTTACGAAAAGAGGTCGTGAGTTATTGGCTCGTGGTAATAATGAATTTCAAGTTACGAAATTCGCACTAGCAGACGATGAGGTCGACTATCGTTTGTGGGATACCTCACATCCCAATGGAACAAATTTTTATGGAGCAGTAATCGAGAATATGCCTTTGTTAGAGCCTGTACCTGATGAAACACAAGCATTAAAGTACAAGTTAATTTCACTTCCAAAAGAAACATCTCGTTTACCAATCTTAGATATCGCTGTTCCATCACTAACATTTCAACAAGGTGGTGGTAATGGTGATTTATTGAGTCCAGGTACATTGAATTCAACTGATGCTGATTTAGGATATACATTCCTAATTCATGACACAGCTGTAGCAAGACTACAGATTGGACAAGCAGCACCAGGACAGACAGCACCATTAGTACCTGTCAATTTGAGTAGTGAAGAAATAACAAACTCACAAAGTGTAGTTGGTTTAACTGCAAGAGTAGTACCACAAACATTCACCACACCAAATAAAAAGAAAACACAAATTACCGTGGTGGGTAATCAGACTGGAGCGACACAGACAATAACAGTTACTGTTAATAAAACAGTACTTGGAAGTCCAGCATCGCCAGTCTCATCTTAATAGTTAGGAGTTAGAAAATGGCATTAGCAGGAGCATATAAATTATTTGACCAAGAAAATGATGTGGTTAAAAATATCAAAGCCACAATATCAAGTGGTATATGGAGTGGTGGTACTGGAACACTAACTACATTCTTTTCACAATCAGCAAACAGTTCATCAGCTGGAAAGTATTATTATGATGTGTACAAGACAGACCCATCATCTGATACAGAAGCTGAAGTCCAATTCAGTATTGGATATGGACACTTGGATGGAAGTGGTTCATTAGGTACTGTTGGGGGAGCAACTGGTAATAGAGCTTCTGCAGCTATCCACGCACAACTTGTAAATCTATTATTACCACCCAACAAAGATAGATTCACTTACGCTGGTTCAGTAACCTCTAAACACTTTTTTGTTCTATCACTAAAAAGAGCAAGAATGAGAGAAAAGATGGATCCAGGTAATTGGGAACTTCGTATTAGTGGTAGTGTAAAAAATGTTGGTGAAAACATTAGATTAATAGACGATAGTAATTCCACGACTGATCCAGAAGCAGGAATAGGTGGTAGAGTATTTAATGTTGTTACTGGTTCCATTACAAGTGGTACTACATCAATAAACACAGCGGCTTCATCTAATCCAGGTGGTGGTTATGGTTTATTCTATCCTGATTTAGGGATTGTACTATTGAACGCTGATATTGTAGACGCATCTGCTTCTATAAGTGTCAATACAACTTCAAATACTGATGGTGGTAATGTTCCAGCATTCTTTAGTAGTGTTAAAGGTGGAGCATACTTTCAAGCTAGACGAGAAGAAAAACTCTCATCTACACATTATTTCGTAAGAGCTGGAAATAAAGAATTTAATTTCTCTAACAATCCAACTTTCTTTACAGCATCTACTGGTGACTTCACACAACCTACTTTCTTTAAAGACCCAAAAGTCTACATAACAACAGTAGGTTTGTTTAATAATAGTAATGAATTATTAGCAGTTGCTAAGTTGAGTCAACCTGTATTGAAATCTTATTCTCGTGAGGCATTAATCAAAGTCAAACTTGACTTCTAAAACATAGGGGAGTGGAATGATTTTAAGAGATGTCCACCCACAAGATGTTTCTATAGAGCCCTTTAAAACCCACAAGCGATTCACTTTCACTAATACTGATAGTGGAAGTGGAGTATTCGCTCTTAAGGCAAGTAGTGGGAGTTTTAGGGGTTTTGATTCAGGTTCCGCTCTTTCCCAAAGTATTGGTTCGTTTAATCAGATGTCTCGAAGTTTGGCATTACCAAAATCTACTTGGTATAGTGGTGGGACATTTTATAACCTTCCAACTTATTACATGCTAAATCACAAATTCTATGAAAGATTTAGTAATCGTGCCAAATTTAAAAGTCACACAAATCAAGTTCAACCCTTTTTAACATATGGTAACTCAAACACAAATGTTAGTTTTAGAGAATTACATGATAATGCATCAGTAATCACCGTTCCACAGCAATTGATGGGTGAGGGAATTAAACCGAAAAGTGTTCGTGTATTAGATAACATAAGTGATGTAACTACTGATATTCGTGATGACGGAGATGGTAATTTATTTGATTTTGCATATTCACAGAGTTATGCAGCTTTCAAGTCAAGTTCATTCACCAACACACCTACAAGTGATGTTAGTTCGAGTTATGTATTAGGAAATGTTTTTTATAAACAAGGTCTAATAGTAATGACAAGTACTGGTTCAAAATATCTAAACGCATTTACTGGTACGGATAGTGATGGTTATACTTTAAATTATCAATCTACACACACAATTTATCAACATGAATATATGGTAACCTCACAGGCAGGTCAACATAATGCCACAAGTAATGTAAGTGCAACTTTTGAAAGAAGTGGTAGTTTTCAATTGGGAAAAGGTACAAATCCTGATTCAATTTTTCCACCAAGTGATAATCCACTTGATGGTCTTGGAAGTGGTTCATATAATCAAACATACGAAGGAACACAATTTTACGAAAACTTTGTAACACATAGTGAGTTCAGACCTTACATTACAACAATAGGATTATACAATGATTCAGGAGAATTATTAGTGGTTGGTAGAACAGCAAAACCAATTAAAAATGATGATAAAACAGCCATGAGTTTTGTAGTTCGTTTTGATGTTTAATTGGTTAGTTTTATATTTATTAGTGTAATTTATCGCTTAATGGGAGAAAACAGATGTTAAAGAAGATTATATTAGGTTTATTAATGACCTCATCTTTGTTGGCTGAAAATGAAATACTAAAATTTTTAAAGTATTCGACAGCATATGCCAGTTTTAGTTTAAATGCACCAAGATATCAAGATGATAGATTTGCTATCGTTGGTGGTCTGTCTACTGGAGATTTATTGGTGGACAGAACTGAAAGAGATTTAAAACCTGATTTCCAAACATCATTTGGACTCCGTAAGATAGGTCGTTTTCAGTACGAACCAAAACGAGGTGTTAAGTCAGCTGGTAAAGGTGGAACTTGGTATGATGGTACAGAATCAAACTATAATGAAAGTGCTACATTCGGTCCTGTAAAAGGTTGGGAGTATTTAATCAAATGGACAGAAGGTAGACAATGGGGTAACGAATATCTTAATCAAGAATATTGGGTTAGATACATCGGTGATTGGGCTATGGCTAAAGTTGGTTGGACGGAGTTAGGATTAGAAGACTTGAGTTATATACACGGAGATTTGAGAGTACATCTCACACCTGAAGTTTTACAAAATAAACTACATTTTTCTGTTGGATTCAAACACAGACAACATCCAGTTTATGGATTTGATGCTATGGTATTGGATACGACTTGGTATCGTGGTTCATGGTGGGCATTTGCTGAAGATGCTTTTGGTGTTGATGATAATATGTGGTATGATGAATCCATGTTAGAAGGATATGACGAAAATGGTAATCCAATTTGGACTCATGATGAATTATTAGAACTTGTAAATGGTGAATGGGTAAAGGTTGAAGGAGATGGTCCTTTTTGGAATGGTAGAGGTGAGTATTGGGGACATGATTGGTTATGGAGAGATGCCAATGGAAATATATTTGCTTACACAGATAGAGAATATTTCATATACCACTTTCCACAGATGTTAGAGACTTATATAAACGGAAAGAAAAAAGATTTAGGATATCAAAGTGAAACATCTTTGATAATAGGTGTGGATTTTTACCATTATACTGATAGTTGGTGGTTACATGCATGGGGTAATTGGTTACCTGTTCACTATGGACATACTAAACATTCTTATCAAAACGCCTCACTATATAAAAAACATTTAGAAGAAGGATATGAACCATATGATTTTGAATATTCTGAACCCGATTGGGCAGATTGGAATGATTATGATATGGGAGCAATATTCGGAGTAAAACTCAAAGATAATCTTGGAGTGTTTGCTGAAGGAAGATATCTGTATTATTGGGAGAGACCAGCGTACGATATCAAGTTAGGAGTTAATTATCAATTTATGGGATTTTAAAATGAAAAAATGGTTTGAAATAAAAGAAAAGTACCTTAATCCATTGGTTTGGATTATTTTAGTTTTATTTATTAGTTGTGAGGATACACAAGTAGAGGAAACATTAGAACCCGCTATGCAGATGTGGGTAAATGGTGACCCAATAGACCCGTTTACTTACTATGGTTCAATAACAACTTTTGGAAGTAAACAAGTTGGTGAGGATGGTAAGATAAAGAAATTACTTGTATTTCACTTTCAAAGGGAAGTCGGTAGGGTTTTACCTGAATTAGAACATTATGCTACTATATGGTATGATAAAGATGGTGAGGATAATGATAATTTAATAGATGCAGGTTTGTACTTAAATTACGGAGTTGAAGATACTGTTTATAGGGATAAAACAATAGACTTAGAAATCATAGGTAGTTTTGATTATACAAATTTTGGTCAAGCAGAAATAACAGAAGTTAGAGATAATAAAATCTCAGGTGTGGTCAATGGTCAGTTCTATAATCCATACAGAGATGAATTACAAATAGCATTATTGGTTTTTGAGAACATTGAAATAGGAATGGATCCAGAAGGAACATTCTACAACGGTGAATAATGAATGAGTGATGGAGTTAGATTAGGTCAGTTGTTATGTGATGCAGATGTTATCACAAAACGACAACTAAGTAAAGCCCTAGCAGAACAAGTCAAAGGTCGTAAAGGGACTATTGGTGAAATTCTTGTGGAGATGGGTTTTTGCTCATTTGAAGACATTACTGATGCTATGATGAATCATTCTTCTGATACTAAAAAACACGAAGAGAAACACGAAGAGATTCATAAAGAACCAATAACACAGCCAGTAGTTGAACAAGAACCTGTTGTAGTTAAGCCCACACCACAGCCTGTAGTAGAGGAACCAAAAGTAGAAGAACCTATAGAACTTTCTGAAGATAAAGTTATGGGTACAAAGTTTACAATGTCTATTCAGACCATTATTGCATTAATTAGTGTGATAGCGGCAGGTGTTGGTGGTTATTATATGTTGTTATCTGAAATAGAAGAGGCTAAAAATTTACCTGAACCACCATCTATTGAATCTATATTTGGTGATGAATACCCATCCAAGCCTGATGGACATAACTGGCCTCGTTCTTATGAACAATACAAATCACAAGTTGGTGGATTACAAGAAGATATGGATGCTGTATATGAAATAATAGATGAGTATGAAGAGGCTATTGAAGATTTAGAAAAACTCGTTGCAAATCTAAGAGTAGAAGTTGCAAAGAAAAAGGACAAGTAGGAGTTACATTATGCGAAATTTGTTAGGATTGATATTACTTTTCTCCATGACATTTGGTCAAGGTGTTAACGATAAAAATTTTAAAGACAAAATAAATGGTGGAATTGTTGTTGTGGTATTTACAGCAGAATGGCAAGAAGCTGAATTTGATGAAAGTTTAATAAAGGGTGTTAGTGGATATCAAGATTGTGAAATTTTAAGAGTTCAGAGTGAAGACGCACCAAAGGTTGTTAAGAAGTTAAGGTTTAGAAACTATCCATCAATGGCTCTTTTTTATGATGGTTCAAAGAAAGAAACATGGAAGGCTGATATGGATGGAGAACTTGATTTGACTAATAAGGAAATCAAGTCGGCAATAGATGATGTATTGGCCGAAGATGTGTTTTAATGTATGAATATCGCAACGATAGCAGGACATTTGGCATTTGGTCTAATAGCATTTTCTTTTTTAGTAAAGGATATTTTATACCTTAGAATCCTATCTATATTAGCAAGTTTATTTTCCGTATTATATAATTTTTACATCCCTCTTGAACCAATGTGGTTAGCAATAAATTGGAATATTGTTTTTGTACTCGTAAATGTATACCACATAGCAGTTCTTATCTATGAAAAACGACCTGTCCACATGGACGATAAAAACAATGAGTTATACGAAACCCTATTTAAAGATTTAACACCCGTAGAATATTTAAAAATTAGTAAGGCTGCCATTTGGAAAACATTTCAACCTGGTGAATTTGTTACAAGACAAACACATCTTGTGCCAGATTTAGTATTGATATACAATGGAACAATAGATGTATTAGTAGATGGAACAAATGTTGCCCAATTAAAGGATGGTCAGTTTGTAGGGGAGATGTCATTTTTGACAGAAAAATCAGCAACAGCTACTTGTGTGGTAAAGCATCCGTGTGAATGTTTAGTATGGAAACAACGAGAATTTAAAGAATTATTAAAAAGGAATCCATCTTTATACTTCACACTTCAAACTTTATTAAGTGCACAAGTATCTAATAATCTTGTTAGCAGTAGTAAAAAATGAATAACAGATATTTATATTTAATGGATAAAAAATATGCCAAGTAAAAAGGCCAAATTAAGAAAACAGACCAGACTCAAGAAAAATAAAGAGTTGAAAGAAAAAGGTCGTACAAGAAAACAATACAAAAAGTGGTTGAAAAAACAACAAGGAGAAGGTAATGGGGTTACTAAGTACAATCGCCAAAGGAGCAGGTAGTCTACTCGGTGGTGATGCAATTAAAGACATCGGAAATATAGTAGATGATTTACATACTTCAGGTGAAGAAAAGGCAGCGGCAAAAGAAAGAATTACAAGTATATTAGCACAAGCAGAACAGGCAGCACAAGCACAAGTATCTGCTCGTTGGGAAGCTGATTTAAAACATGGTAGTTGGTTAAGTAAAAATATCAGACCAATTACTTTAATATTTTTAACGGGTGTATTCGTAATACTAAGTGTATTTGATGGAAACATGGGTGAGTTTACAATTGGTTCAGCTTATGTACCTGTTTATCAAACATTATTGATGACCGTATACGCAGCGTACTTCGCTGGTAGGTCTATCGAAAAAGTAAAAAAGGTGACCAAATAAGGGGAATAAAGGTTGAGTGAAAAACAAGAGGCGATTATTAGAGCACAGGCCATGTTGATGATAAGTAGAAATCAAGGTAAACATAGTGTAGTAAAAAGAGTCTATAAACGCTTTAAAAAATGTATAAATAACGGTTAGGAGAAATCAAATGCCAGTAGAAAAAAAGGATGTGAAAGTAAGTGATTATCATGTCCAAGACCAGAAACATGCTATAAATCAACAATTAGTTGATATTATAAAATTCAGACAGAATAAGAAGTGGTATATCAGTATATCTGTAGTAGCACTTTTCTCTACTATCCTTGCACTTATGATTTACTTTATGAGTAACGGAGTTGATGTACAGAGTGGTTGGAAAGAAATTCTACTATTAATGTTAGGTGGATTTGTTGGTTCATTTGCTAAAGTAATAGATTTTTGGTTTAACAACGCTGAAGATGATGTTAAATTATTAGAACACGCTGATGATTAAAGAAGTATTACAAAAATTAACCGTAGAACAAGCACATAAACTTCTCGACAATCTATGTGTCGAATGTGGTTTGCCTGTCCATGAAAATTTGAGAAAGTGGTTTAAAGACAAGTGGGTAAATATTGGTAAAAAGAAAAAAGGTGGTGGACATCCACCATGTGGAACAAGTGGTAAATCAAGAGGATATGCTAAATGTGTTCCTAAATCTAAAGCCGCCAACATGACTAAAAAACAAAAAGCCAGTGCAACTCGTAGAAAACGAGCCGCACAAAATAAGGCAGGTCGTGGTGGTAAACAATCTGCTGGACAAGGTAAAGCACCTATTAGAGTATCAACCAAACCCAAAAAGTAGTGGGTTGGAGTAAAAAATATAAAAAGTCTATTGATTGTAATAACCCAAAGGGGTTTAGTCAAAAGGCTCATTGTCAAGGGAGAAAAAAGAGAGAACATATGGAAATTAATGAATTAGTACCAAATATGGCAGTAGTAAACCCACAAGCTTATAATCAATTGTTGAAGAAACAATTAACTAAAACTAAGAAGGTTGGTACTGCTCTTAAAAATAAAAAAGACCCATTACATAAAAGAGCATTACAATTAGTAAAAAGATTTATTAAAAAGGAAATGTTGAATCCACCAAATTATTTAAGAAATGTTGGGAATGTTCCACAGAATAATCCTGATGGAGAACACAGATTTAAAAAAGGTAAAGACCAAGAGGAGAGCATTATGAAAAGTGATAAAGTTGAAAATATGATTAGAAATCTGATTCGTACTGAAATCAAAAAAATTCGTGAATCTCAAATGATGACTGAAGAACAGTTTGATGAAGCAGCTGGTAAGAAAGATGCTTGTTACCACAAGGTCAAAGCTCGTTATGATGTATGGCCTTCAGCATACGCAAGTGGAGCACTTGTAAAGTGTCGTAAGGTAGGTGCTAAGAATTGGGGTAATAAATCTAAAAAGGAAGGATTTTCAAGTGATGCTCAAAGAAAAGCAGCATTTGCTAGTGGGTATGAAGAAAAGGGTAAGAAGAAAAAGAAGGAATCCGTAGAGGAGTCATACGACATTTGGATGGAAGATGGTTCATGGGGATACACCATGACTGGTTTACTACCTGAAGCCGAATATCAAGGTCGTAAGGTTAAACTTGGAAAACCGATGCAAGGAGACTCAAAGAAATTTAAAGTATATGTTAAAAATCCAAAAGGTAATGTCGTAAAGGTAAACTTTGGACAAGGTGGAGACGCTAAGGGTGGAACTATGAGAATTAGGAAATCTAATCCTAAAGCTAGAGCTAATTTTAGAGCAAGACATAATTGTGATTCACCAGGACCAAGACATAAAGCCCGTTATTGGAGTTGTCGTAAGTGGTAAAACTAAAAGATTTACTCAAAGAGTGGTCTGATAATAAATTAGTGTTGGGTAAAATTTATACCGAAAAGGATAACCCGCCTTTTAAAACACCAAAACAAATACAAAATGAAGCACCAATGAGTGATACTAAGAAAGGATTTCTTATGTTGAAAATTTGGGGTCAGAGTTGGAGTGTCAATATGGGTAAGGTATTTAAAGGTGTAAACGCTGAGAAACCAGCTATGATTAAAAAGGGTTTGAAAGAACTAAAAATATTACATAAAAAAATAGAAGAACAAATAGAAGAATTGATATGATTAAACTAAAATATTTACTAATAACATTGTTTACTCTATCTTTATTAGGTGGACAAGAAATTTTAAAGGATGGTGTTAAACCAGCATCATTTACTTATGAAGAAGCAGTAGAAATGTTAAAGGCTCGTGATGTTGAGTGGGAAGCTAAAATTAAGAAGTTGGAAGAGAAGGTATATGTGGATTCTCTTATCATAGTTGCAAAAAACGCTCACATTGAATCTCAGAAGAAACAGATAAAAGTATTAGAGTTGCTGACAAAATGATAAAATTAAAAGATTTAATAGAAGAAAGAATGAGTGTCGGTGATGAATATGTAGGTACTGCTCGGTTAAAGGATGGTAGACAAGTTCAATTATATCGTAGTAACGAAGCTGATAGACATTCTATTGGAAAGAAATATGGCATCAAAAAAAATGATTATTTTTTATTTGTAAAAGGTAGGGAAGCTAAGTATATAGTAGATACCAATACTCATATTCTAAGAAAAGCAGCTAAGTGGGCACAAGGGTACATAAAAAGAAAATTAAGTGGTACTGGTAAGGAGAGATTTACATAATGATTAAACTAATGGATTTGATAAACGAAAGAATGTATGGGAAACAACTTAATGATAAGTGGTATCCAGCACATTCAAGAGAGGCATTAAGTTGGTCTCTCACACATGACTATGTTCCGATATATCCTAAAACGATGGAAACGATAATCGGTAAAGTACCTATAGATGCCTTTCATGTTACAGACCCAAACCACATCAAGACATTAAAGGATATTATAGGTAAGAAAAAATCAATCTCAACATTTAATGCAGCCAATAAATCATCACAACTAGCAAAAGGTCGTGGTGTACAGACTGGTAGTGGTGGTGTTATATTTCATGTCTCAGGTTTATTGTTAGCACAGAAAGGTATGGATTTTGATACCGTACCTGATTTAAAAGGTCGTAGGTGGGTAAAAGGATATCACATATTTGGTGACGATACTTTACGAGGTGCTTTGAAAAGAGCTAAATTACCTGATTATTCAGAATGGAAAGATATTGAATATGAGATTTCAGATGCAATCGAGGACGACCCAAAGTACGATGATTTACCATACACGAAGAGAATTGAAGCTGTTAAAAAGGCATTGGGACCTATAACTGCAAAACATTTGAAAAAATATATAGACACAACAAACAAGTTGTTAAAATCAAACAAGAAAAAGGTAGTTGCAAACCTAACTAAATCATCAAATGAAACTAATAGTTGGTGGAACGAAATACTAATCTACAATGTCAAGGTCAAGGATGTATTTGTATTGAAAAGGGTTTGGGAAGATTATTACTTCCAAAACGATTCACAATCATCGACTATTGATGAACCTGAGGAATCTTATAAGAAGACACTATTATCTTATGTAGATGAAAAGGATATAACTGTTGGAACTCCTGCTCAATTTCGTAAATGGTACACAGCAAGAAAAGGTGAAATAACAGTTTAATGATTAAGTTGATGGACTTAATTAGAGAAGTTAGTCTGAATGCAACCTACAACGATGCTGGTGAACCTGATACAGGTTTTTTACCAAAGGGTAAGGTTAGAAAGTTAGGTATTAAATCTAATAAACCTGAGCCTTGGTTTGAAAAAGGTGGCTATGTTCAATGGAGTTTTCCAAAAGCAACTAATATTTATGATAAGAAGGATAAATCCCAACAGCGAATGCAAGTGATTAAAAAGGTAAAGAATACAGGTGTTAAGTACGATAATTTTCAAGAAGATGTTGGAAGTTGGGATAAATATGGTAGTGAGGATTATTCAACAAATTATGAGATATCGGATATTTTAGATGATTAAATTATCACAATTACTATTAGAACGAATTGATTACTTACAGACCGCACAGTCACTTGTAAAAAAGTACAAGTTGAAGAGTAAGGTAAAGTTTGGTGCTAAACACGACTATGGTGATTACATACCTGAAAAGGATACCATACTACTAAATCGTTCCTATCCAAATGTAAAAGAATTCATTATTTCTGTATTACACGAAATCAAACATGCACTTGACGCACAAAGATTGGGTGTTAGAAAGTTCGTTAAGAAATACAATCAAGCTGGAAACATGGCAGTCCATCAAGGTAGAGACCCACACGATGATAATAAATGGGAAGAATTAGCCGAAAGATGGGCACAGAATGAATACAGAAAAAAATGGAGCAAGATTTTTAAATAGTTTCAAAATTTAGGTTATACTTATTGGTATGAAAACTCGTTCTGCTAAAAATAAAGGTAAAAGGTTACAGAATCAAATTCGTGACCAGTTATTAGAAAACTTCAAACAATTAGAACCCGATGACATCAAATCTACTACGATGGGAGAAAGTGGAGAGGATATACAACTTTCACCTGCCGCTCGTAAATTGATACCATATGCTATAGAATGTAAGAATCAAGAAAAATTAAACATATGGGAATCATTAAAACAGGCTGAATCTAATAGTGAAAAGGGAAAACCAGTGTTAATATTTAAAAGGAATCGTAGTAAAACCTACGCAGTTTTAGAAATTCAAGATTTTATAGATTTAATAAAATGATAAATTTGAACGAACCTTATGATGTTTATGTAGCAACCGAGGTAGGTGATGTTTCAAATGGTGGTGTTTCAAAATGGGTTGATGATTGGATAAGTAATGTAGCTCCACATTTGATTGTTAAACCAATTCTAATAATTGAAATTGAACAAGATAAAGAATGGATTGACTATGCCAAACAATATGTAGATGTAATACATAGGCCAGGTACTGAATGGGAATGGGAATATACAATGTCTCGACTTCCAGTATCTAATTATTTTTCCTTACCTGATAGAAGAACTGTAGATATGATAATAAGAGGAGCTAGAAAGTTTCACCTTTTGTCCTATCCTTTACCAATTATGATGTATGGAAATTCCTTAGAGTGGTCAATAAAGAAAATGAGAGGTGTTTACGATAGAAAAATAGATTCAGTTTGTATACATAGTCTTGAATCAGTTACATTAAAATACCAACAAAAGTTACGAAAGTTTTCAAAGAAAATTATAAATTATCAACAAAAATCTATTGATTATCAAAACCATTTAATTGAAGATTCGGAAAATTCTATTTGGATTGGTACTGATGATGAAAGTAAGTTTGATTATAAAATATCCAATACATATGAATTTAAAAATAATCTTTCTGCCAATAATTCTAATGTTGTAGGATTTCCAGCTAGATGTGAGGCAAGAAAGAATCTCCACTTTTTAGAAAAAATTGAATCTATAGGTTTAACATTAGAAAAATTCTATGAGAATTGTTTTGATGATTACAAAAAAAGTGTTAAGTTAAATAAATTCAAGGTTATTGATTATAGGTCTGAAAAAATAGATAAGTTTTATCGAGGGGAAGATTGGGGTATAAGTCATAGTTGTTTTGAAAGTGAACCTTTTGGTTATAGTATTTTTCAATCAATTGATTTTGGTAAAATACCTATTCTACACAAAAATTGGTGTAAAGAAATGGAATATCCGTTTAGAGCATCTACACAAAAACAATTTGAAAATCAAGTAGCTGAAATATCTAATCTTTCTATTGAAGATAGAAATAATTATTTAGGTAAGTTAAAAGAATATTTATCCAAATATTCGGATACTGAAAAGTGGAGAGATGATTTACTCAGTATTTACAATAAAGATGGAGACCAAGTTTGGTTACCTACAAGTATAAGTCCAAGTAGAGATGTTTGAAGAAACTAAAATATTAAATTTACTCGATAGAGTATTGGGTGGTAAACACAAACGACATAAAAAACAAGGTCAGTTTGCTTGGTTTTGTCCTTTTTGTAACCACTATAAACCAAAACTTGAAGTAAACATCCTAAAGTCGGTATGGCATTGTTGGGTATGTGATAAAAAAGGTAGAAGTTTATTTACCTTATTAAAAGGTATGAGTGCAACTAAAGCACAATTTGATGAGTTGGGTGGATTAGTTGATAGTAAACCAAGAAAATTTAAAGATGATGATAAAAGTATTGTAAAACTACCTGATGAATTTAAACCTATGTGGGAAAAATCATCAAATCCATTTTACAAAAATGCATTATCTTATTTAAGAAAAAGAGGAATTACACACGAAGATATACTAAAGTATAATATTGGTTATTGTGAAAGTGGTATGTTTAGTAATCGTGTAGTGATTCCAAGTTATGATAAAGATGGTAAATTAAATTTTTTTGTTGGTAGAGACATCTATGAATCACCAATGAAATATAAAAATTCCGCTACTTCAAAAGATGTAGTTGGATTCGAGTTATTCGTTAATTGGGACGAACCAATAGTATTGTGTGAAGGCCCTTTTGATGCGATAGCAATAAGAAGAAATTGTATTCCGCTGTTTGGAAAACAAATACTTAAATCCTTAAAACGAAAAATAGTCGAAAAAAAAGTTAGAACGATATATATATCATTAGACACGGACGCGATTAGTGATTCGTTAAAAATGGTTGAAGAGTTTATGAATCACAATATTGATGTCTATTTTGTAAAACTAACTGAGAAGGACCCTTCAGATTTGGGATTTCGTAAGATGGTAGATGTTATAAAACAAACACCAAAGATGAAATTTTCGGATTTGATGAGGTATAAATTAAGTGGCAAGAAAACAGCAGGAATCGATTTGGAAATTTAACGATGAAGAATGGAAAGTTCACATCACAAGTGGACAACTAAAAGAAGAAGTGCTAAAAAAATTCAATCTTGGAAAATCTACAACTACTTATTATGAGAGTGGGACATTCAAGGAAGAAACTTCGTGGGATTTAATAGTACCCAACAAACTCATTACAAAAGTCAAAAAATACATCAAGGATAATAGTTGATAAAAAATGTTGTAAAAGTTCCTTTTCGAAAACTTAAACACATACATCACATTTCGGATATTCAAATCCGAAACTTGAAGCGACATACAGAATACGAAGAAGTATTCAATCGTCTCTACGAAAAGGTCAGAGAAAACAAAGACAATGCTGTTGCTTATATTGGTGGTGATATTGCACACTCAAAAACTGATATGTCACCTGAATTGGTAGACCAACTATCAAGGTTATTTAAGAATCTATCTGATATAGTACCGACAATAATAATTGCTGGAAATCACGATTGTAATTTAAACAATCGTTCTCGTATGGATGTGCTTACTCCAATTGTAGAGAATTTAAATCATCCTGATTTACATTACCTAAAAGATAGTGGAATCTATACTTGTGCTGACACACAATTCGTAGTTTGGGATTGTTGGAGTGATGAAAAAGACTTTATCACATCAGACCAAGTAGAAGGTGATACTAAAATTGTATTGTTTCATGGAACCGTAGATAGATGTGAGACAGACTTAGGATATAGACTTCCAAGTGATGTTAAGATTACCAAATTCGATGGATATGATATGGGATTACTTGGTGATATCCATAAGAGACAGCACTTGAATAAAGAGGAAACTATCTCATATTGTGGTTCATTGGTTCAACAGAATCACGGAGAAGGTTTAGACCATGGCTATTTACTATGGGATGTTCCAAAGAGAAAATCAAAATATATTAGAATTCATAATGATTATGGATACTACACAATGGATATCACAGAAGGTAAGGTTCCTAATGTAAAAGATATGCCAGAAAAGGCCAGG